TTCAGTTCAACTGATTAATATTTCATCTGGCATAACTTACACTTCGGCAACCATCAATGTATTGCCACCAACATCAAGTGCAACATTTACATATCAATTTCTCGATGATTGTTTTATTAAAAACAATGATGCATTCGGATTGAAATTTGATTCAACTCAACCGATAAATCACTCTGCCCCAACTAACCATCCTAGTTACGTTTATTGGGGAACCATAACTGGGTATCCAGTGTCGTATTCATATGGCACTGTCACCATTAACAGCGGGTTTTTATCCAATGAGATCGGTCCCGGCGTGGAGCCGGATGGCACACTGTCCAAACTTTATGTGACAAAATACTACAACGTGGAGAACCAGCGCGAGATTCTGCAGCAGCTCGGCATCCTGCTGAACGGCTCCTATCGCGAAAACATGCTGGATGCGGGGGTTTACAACTACGTGGAAAAATACATCCGCACCATGGGGTCTGCGCCGTTCGGGCTCTACATTTACAACTTCGGCCTGGATGCAAACAACGCCACGTATCAACCCAGCGGCGCCATCAACATGAGCAAGTTCTCCACCATTGAGCTGGAGTTCACCACGTATCCGCCGCCGCTGGACCCGAGCGCTAACTTTTACACGATTTGCGACCCCGATACCGGCATCCCCATCGGAGTGAATAAACCGACGTGGCGCATCTACGATTACAACTATGATTTGACGGTGCTGGAAGAGAGATACAACGTGCTGACATTCATTGGCGGCAACTGCGCGCTCATGTATGCACGATAGAGACAGATTATTTTAGCAAACTAAATGGAAACAATGGCAACAATAATAATATTATAATAATTTAGTATTATAATACTTGTGTTGCCATTTTCGTCAAGACCAACAATGGTTCGCCGCGAAATGAATCTTAAACATGTGAATTCTCTCAAAGGCACGGGAACAATGAAGGATGATGATTCGTATTCATCAAGACCGTTTGTTGATTATTTGAAGTTCATGTTGAGTGTGCTCATCATGTTTGTTTCGTTTTGTTACATCACCACCAACAATTATTTGAATGTCAAGGAATTTGATCCAACCAAAGAGTATCCAACCGGCGACACCTTGAAATCAATAATAAAGGCCAAGTCAACGTCCAACGAACAGGCAAGCCCTTACTGCAGTTCCTACGTGGAATGCAAAGCAGTGCCATTTGATGATTCAGAAAACGTGCCAAAGTTTAGTTTATGGCTTCAAACCACGCAGGAATCGTGTTATCGTTTAGGCGGCATGGCGCTGCACTATTATTTCAAGTTCATGCAAAAATGGGGCATTGGGGCTGATTCTGGAATCCCCTATACGGACATCCTTCCTTTAATTCGGTGGGTCATTTTTGGATTGATTACAGTGATTTCAATTGGGATAATGATGAGTTTTGTGTGGCTGATATTCATTCCTGGATGGTTCGGAGGACTGTTTGCATTCAACAAATTGAAGACAAATGACATAAGCCAAGTGGCGCTGTTTTGTTTGTCCGCATTCTTGACCATTTGTTTTGGATGGGTTTCAATATTTCCGGTCATTTATGAATTTTTTTACTTGTTCTATCTGTTTTTCTTCAAGCAGCTCGCCACCAATTCGGACAAACTTGGACCAGAGTTCACAAAGCGGATGTCCAGTTTGATGACGGGGTTTGTCATTCTGGCAGTAATTGTTGCTGTAATACAATTGCCGCTAACAAGTGCCGGCGTGATTGCAGGCATCGTCTTATTGGCAGCATGGTTCATGAAAAATAAAAGTTCGCCCAAATCCGCATAAACGCATTGCACCATCATGATTCATAATAATATCCCATAAACGATATTGTGATGACATCCCAAATGAACAACAACCACAACAGCGCGACCTTGCTGCCGATGGTGAGCGTGTGCACTCCCACATTCAACCGCCGCCCGTTCGTTTCCGCCATGATGAAGTGTTTCAACCATCAAACCTATCCCCAAGACCGCATGGAGTGGGTCATTGTGGATGACGGCACCGACCCGATCGAAGACCTCGTGACGTCGCATCCGTGCGTGCGGTATTTCAAACTGGATGATAAGGTTTCTCTCGGGCACAAGCGCAACATGATGCACAAAAAAGCGCGCGGCGACATCATCGTCTACATGGATGATGACGACTATTACCCCCCTGAGCGCGTGTCGCACGCGGTGTCCACCCTGCTGGACCACCGAACCCGGAAAACGGGGGTCAAACTCGCGGGAAGCAGCGAAATGTGTATTTATTTTAAGGCACCGCATGCCGTCATGGTGCAGTTTGGACCGTATGGCCCGAACCACGCCACCGCCGCCACGTTTGCGTTCTGGAAGGAACTGCTCTCCGAAATGAATTTAAAATATGAAAATGATGCGTGCCTGGCCGAAGAGCGCGCATTTTTGCGCGGATACACCGTGCCCATGGCACAGCTGGACCCTATGAAAGTCATTCTCGTGTTTTCACACGAGCACAACACGTTTGACAAGCGCTTTCTGCTCTCAAACCTGGGTCGCAGTGACTCCAACATGCGGGTCAGCGAGAAGACCGTGGCGGATTTCATCCAGGACCCGGAGTTGTTGCAGTTCTACATGTGCGACGTGGATGCGGCGTTGCGGGCATATGAACCGGGACACCCGTCCATGAAACCCGATGTGTTGCAACAAATCCGAGAGAAAATGCAGAAAAATGGATTCATTCCCCAAAACCAAATCCAAAGCCAAAACCAAATCCAAAGCCAAAACCAAATCCAAAGCGAAGCAATTTTGAAGGCTGTCATCACATTCAAGGCGCCGAATGCAGACAACCGCCGCATGACAGTGGAGGAATTGATACAAACGGTGCAAACCCAGGCTGATAAACTGGAAAAAATGCGGGAAATGTGCAATAAAAAGATCCGCGAAAATTCGGAACTGCTGGCCACCATCAAGGACCGGGACGAAGTAATTGCTGCGCACTTGGAGACCATTGAACGTCAAAGCGCATTGCTTGATTCTTCAATGCAAACCCCATAACTGGGAATTAGTCGCATTCATCGTCATCGGCGTCATCATGCACGACCTCGCTCGGATACGTGCATTTGTCCAGGTAGCGCTGCATGCGCTGAATGTCCAGTTTCGTGATTTCAAATTCTTCCATGATGTCGTCCATTTGTTTCTCGCATTTGTTGTCGTTGGCAAACACGCGCGTGAAAAATGCAAACAAGTCTTTCTTGTCCAAGCCGAATTTTTGGCACATCATTTGAATGAACAGCGCATTATTGTATTCGGTGCTGTATTTTGTCAACACTTTGGTGAACCGCACTTCGGATGGATTGAATTTGGGGCGCGTTGCAAACCGTTCGTGGTACAGCTTGTTGTTGTAGAACGTTTTAATCAAGGAGCTCATTTCGTTGAACTGCCAGATTTGTTTTTGAAATGTGATTCGGTCAATGTAGTCGGCGAAGCAAATGTTGTCCAGGGCGTCCTTGTAAAAACGGAACGCCTCCATTTGCTGCGGCTGTTTGGCCAATGCGTCAACGACGTTTTCGTGCCACAGCAGGCCGACGATGGTGCGGTCCGTTTCATTCATCATCGCCGAATGCTCCATCAATTTGCACGGCGAATTTATGAGTTTTTTGACAATGGTTTTGCTGTCCTCGTTGTTGGCTTTCGGTTGAAAAATGGTTTGAATGAGCACGTTGTAGAAACTGTCCGAATGAAGGGCGTCATTGTTTTCTCCATTTGCGGGTTTGATGTTGTTAAAAATGCTGCTAATGGTTGCAATTTTGCGAAGGTCGCCCTGCATGAACCGGGCCACGTTTTTGTGCAACGACGGGTCGCACGAATGCAGCACCGATTTCAGAATAACGCTCACCTGCTCCAGCGTGGGCGTTTTAAGTTCAACCGTCAAACACACCTTCATCAATTCGCGGATTTTTTTGTCCATGTGATAATTCCCGATGCATATGATCGGATTCATGGTCACGTCTTCCATTCGCTGCTTCTTCGTTTTTTTGGGGCGCATGAGTTTGATGAGTGCATTGATGCCGCCCTTGTCGCCGTTGTTCATGCCGTCTATCTCATCCATGACAATGGCAATTCGTTTCGGGTTTTTCTGAAACATGGAAATCACGCTGTGCTCGCTCATGTTGTGATTGGTGATGAGGTCAATTATGGACTTGTTGCGTATGTCACCTGCGTCATACTTCACCATGTCATAGTTCAAGGTTTTCAGGAGCTGCACTATGAATTCGGTTTTTCCTACCCCTGGGTTGCCGTATATATAAATGCCGCGTTTAATCATCAAATCTCCTTTTTTGCTTTGAAATGCATCTAGCGCTGCTGCAATCTCGTTCGCAAT